GAGGTGGTGGTGTGGATACATACAAGGTCTTGCGCCCCGATAGTCCCACCAGCAAGCATTTCCGCAGACATACCTGAGTACGTGTGGTCTGTTGATGGGAGAAGAGGTGTGCCGATGCTCACACTGCCAGCTTCTGAAAGTGTTAGCCCTGCTGCGGTAATTATCCCAGTGGTTGTATCGTTGGCATCGTTCTTCAAGAAGGCATCATCTACAGCCAAGGTGTTCGTTGACAACGTGATGTTCGTTCCAGCAACTAACGCAGTCTTAGAAATAGAAATAGCAGCAGAGCCATTAACATCTGCATCGACAACCACACCCGAAGCAATACTGAATACTCCTGCGTTAGTTACATCCACATCACCCGAAGGATTTACACTTGTCGCTACGTTTGAGACGTTACCTACCAATATGTTCCCGTCAGCTAACGTAGTGGATATACCTGCTGACGCTGCTGCCTCCCATCCTATGTCGCTTCCATCTACGGTGAGGACATAGTTATCCGAACCTATTGCTAAGGCTGCTGGGTCACCACTTGCATCCCCATAGATAATTTTACCTCGCGCAAGCCCGGCCATTTTCGCAAGCGTAACTTGATCATTTGCAATGTGCGCTTCATCTATTGAGCCATCCACATACTGGTCCGAATCTACAGACTCCGCAGACATATGGACAAGATCAATAGAACCATCTACATAAGAGTCACTATCAACAGACTCGTCTGCTACTGATGTCGCAACGTGGGGTTGGACTACTCTTCCACCTGTTGGCATGGTTTACGCTCCTCTCTAACTACTCACATCAGTAAAGTATTCAACGTCCATAGTGGCGTCGCTACTCTGCCGGATGAATCGAGCCTTCGTCAGTTCGTCTTTGGAATTGAGTGAAATCTCAGCCCCGGAGTTGGCCTGAAACCCCTTCGTTGCTGTCGGATCTGTCGCTCCATCAGTGGTGAATACCACAGGGTTGGACCTGACATAGATACTACAAGCGTATGCAGCCGAAGGTACTGTGAGGGTAATTACCGTAGAGGATACGGCGAGGGCGAATTGCGCCCCACCGGCAGTAGAACGTGAACGTGTTCCCATGACTCCATCCTTCCACACCCACTTACAATGGAGTGTATTCAGTTATAGGTTGATTCTTCGCCCCCTACGTTGGGCGCGTTGTCGTTCTATGTCCCGGGCAGCGCCCGCAATACGGCGGCGAGGTCTTCGTGCGATTGGAGATGCCGGTGTGGGAGTCCTCCCGGTTGTGGGTGTGGGCTCCCTTCGCGCTTTTTGCCTGGCTTTGCGCTCCTCGAGCCTGCGCTCTTCTGGCAACATCATCTCTCGCTTCGCTAGCTGTTCCTTGTATGCCTTTATTTGTCCATTACCGTTTTGTCCATTACCGTTTGGTTTATCCAGCTTACGAGCACCGTTCCGTCCATTACCGTTTGCCATTATTGCCTCCTATAGTAAGCGTTTCTTTGGGGGCTTGATCCCACCGTTCTTTAGTTTCGGATACCGCTGTCGTTCGGCCAGGTGCCTCCGCAGTTCACGGGAGGCTTCCTTGGTCTTCATCTGTAGCTCGAACCGCTTCTCAGTTTCTTCGGCGAGCTGCTCGGTTTCCTTGTCGCTTAACCCAAGCTTTTGAGCCGCTGCTCGGACCAGGTAATCCTTCTCCGACCGGTCCAGCCTGGTCGTTCCGGCCTGGGTCAGGATTATCTTGTTCGGCTTCTCCCTCGTCCCGTCCGACGGGAGGAAGATCCCCACTCGGTTCGGACTGTCGTCGAATTTCAAGGTTCCCACGGCGCTCCTCCGCATATGATGATCCTAAACTTACCTTCCTAAATGGAAAGTTCTTGTTCTTCATAGTCTCATTAAAAAACTTACCCATTCTTCGCTCCCAACGCCTGTTGAAGGAGCGTCTTGATGTCACTCAACCCCTCTTCGAGCTTACCAAGGCGATCCTCCATCTCGGTATCCTGGCTCTGCGGTTGCTGCTCAAGGGCTTTTCGTTCCCACTGAGCAGCAACCGCTGCCTTCTTATCTACACAGGCATCCACCTCTTCTTCGGTGTCATGCCATTTACTGCAACCCGGGCACGTTACCTTGAGTTCGGTAGGCAGTGCAAATGACCATCCCTTATCAAGGTTGGCGTCCCGGGTCCCTTGTTCCAGTATCTTCCCGTCACTATCCTTGCGTACAAACTCACGCCATGACGGGATCGCAAGCACTTCCTCCCCTGTCGGGGTGTAGTACCGCTGCTTCTGGGGGCCACCCCAGACTCCGCTGACCGCGGCCCCCGTCCTAGCAGCTTCTTGCTTTGTACTGTTGATCGCCATAAACCACCCGTCTCACTAGCTACCCATGATGATAAAAACGTGCTGATAGTCCGTTGTAACGGAAATCGGGTTGCAAACGAGGGCGACGTTCATATTGTCGTCCCCGGTGGCTACATGAGGGTCTACGGCACCAGTAGTGTTTGTGCTGGGAACAACGCACTGACCGAGGACCATCGTGCCTTGTGCAAAAACGGCTGCGTCGCCATATGTCTGCTGCCAGAAGTATGAGGCGTCGGCTACATCGGTGGGCGTAAAGCCCGTCGGGATACCGTCGGGTGTCGTGTTATAGAGAAGTGTCCCATTGTAGGGGTTTGCCTTGAGGCCACAGAGGGATGACGACGTAAGGGCAGTTTTCACTGTCTGCTTCCCCTCAAGAGGCACGGTGAAAGCAGCTCCAGATCCCACTGCTGCATGAGTGGCGATACGGAAGCTCTGACCCTGCCCATCGTTATCGTTCACATAGATGGTGCCACCCTTGTACTGATCTTTGGTTGCTGCTGTCCCACCGAGGGTGACAACGATGGAACTGGCCCCGGCAGCCGTGGCCGCAGTTACCAAGTCCATGTCGTGGTTAGCAATCGCAATTGAGTTCTGGCACATCAACCCGGCAGTGATGGCTTCACCGGCCAATGAGTACCTGAATACTCTTCCGTCAGGCATCAGACCCTTTGTTCCCAGGGTAACTCCACGGGCCTCCGTGGTAGAGGTGACAAGCTCGTCACCATAGTCAAGTCCAACATAATTCAAAAATGCCATTGTATTGTTCTCCCAACCTTTTTATTTACTCTGCGCCGGTTACGAGACGCAGGCTAGTTATGCGGGATCAGATGCGTCGGCATAGAGTGTGACGATCCAGGATGCCAGGTACTCACCGACGGCGTACTCGCCGACCACGTTGAGTTCTGTGGCTCGTAGGGACTCGTCACGCTCAGGGCTGACATCCCATTCCTTGGAAGTAACGAGAACCAAGCCACCGCCATTACCGGCAGCAAAGACCGCGCCTTTAGCGTCGTCTGAGCTGTCGATGGTGATATTGCCGCTCTCGTAGACATTCATCCCGAAGATGCGACCAACGGTGTAATTCCGTAGGGTGTCATCTGCAAGGCTGCCGGCACCCACGCCTGTCTCTCCCGCTTGACCTATCGTTGGTGTGAATATGTCCACCAGGTCAAGAAGCACGAACGGGTGATGAACCGCTACATAGGGCTTGGGTGCAGGCCCACCATTGGCGAGTGATACACCACTGAGATCAGCCCATGCTGCGGCAAAGATACCAAGAGTAGCCGCCGAGCTAGCGGAGCCCATCGTGTTCGTGCCATCGTCGAACTGACCGGCAAGGTCCTGCTCACGCTTGGAAACCATTGCGTCTCCAAGGATTCGACCGGCTGCCCGGATAACGTCCTCTTGGTTGTCCCGGACGAGCTTGTCGGTTATCACGATCTGTGCGCCCACCTCTGCTGGTGTAAACTGCACGTTCGTGTCTGCCATCGCCAAGGGGTTCACCATGTCGATTCCCTCGGTGAGGGCATTGGCACTGACGGTCCCGAAGTAAGGGATGTTTACGGTAGTACCGTTATGGATCTCTTTATTGATTCTCCAGCAAAGGTTGGAGATAACCTCTTTGAATTGCTCGGTAAATCGAGCTTCCTCGATAATCGTTGGAATCGTATCTCCAAGGAATGCTGTAGCTGTTGTGTTAATAGCCATCTAATTCCTCCAGTGCCTACAAGCCCCTCGCTTTCCGAGCTGCTACGTAAGCCGCTCGGTTTGCTTGAGGGTCTTTTGTATAGGCATCTCGTATTTCTGCATATGATTTTCCGACACCAGCCCCGACACCGCCGGTTGTCATTGTCTGCGGTGTCTCTGGATGAACGCTTTGAGTCTCTGGATCGCGGTTCCCCAACTGCCACCTGAGCGCCTGGACCTCCATTTGGGCAGGGCTGGTCGCTCCCTCAAGCGCAGTCTCGGGAACATTAGGATGCTCTTTTAGCAGACGCCATTTCGTATTTTCCAGCTCAAGAGACGCCATTTTAGCAGTGCCTTGTTGCCGTTCATCCTCACGGATTGCTTCGACTTGTACTCATCCGAGTCCTCGCCGAGTTCAATGGCCTTCTTTGCGGCATCCCTCTCCCGGGTCAATTCTCCTTCGCGCCTACTGGCATTGGACTTAAACTCAGCGAATTGCTGTTGCAACTGTGTGAGCTGCTCATCTCTCTTCGCTAAGTCTGGTGCTGTTATCCCTTCTTGCACTGGCTCTTGCGGTGCTTGCGCTCCCCCGCCGGCCCCGGTGCTCGGGACTGAATCTGGACTAACCATGCTTTCCTCCGAGTTCGCCCAGTTGCTCTCCCCCCTTCGGGGTGCTACCAGGCTTCTTTGGATTTCAACCTGTCAGGAAAATACAAAAACCGCCCAAGGAACCTGTTAAAGGTTTCTTAAAGCGGCTTGCATGAAGCCTAACTATTCAGTTGTAAGGTAATCAAACCACAGGGATTGTCAGCCTGTCAACTTCCACCCGTTTCGACCGGGCAAGAACCGTCACTTCTAGGCGACAAGCTCGGCAATAGCCCTCGACGCTACTTCCCGGAGCCAATGTTGCCTTTGTTAGGATATGATTGCATTTAGGGCAACGGACTTCCATCATATGTACCTGAAAGCCTCCCTGCTAACAACATTGCTTGCATACTCCCAGAACACTAGCGCCCCGTCGAGGCGTGGGTCATTCTCCCTCAAACCCTGTTTCTGTTCTCGTATCTCTCTTTGCATACGACGGTATTTAGGAAGCTGCTCTAATCGCTTTACTTCCTTAATGTCCCTTCTATTCCTAGCTTTCTCTATACGCCGGAATATAGACCTGACAGAACGGTGCCTTTTAAGATAACGGTCACGTAGTTCCCAGTAGGGTCTGAGCAGTTCACGATCTCGTAGCCACCGCTTCCACAGTGGGGTCATCTCTTTCCCTAACTGAATATCCCGTTCAATGGTGTTAATGATGTCATCGCCGTACTTTGCGCGGAGGTCACGCTCTTTGCGGTCACGCGCCTCGAAATCGAAATTACCATAGATGTCCATCAAGTCGGGATTCTGTACCAGCTCTTCAATGTACACAGCGTAAACCATGTCCTGGAGGGGGATAAATTCCGCATCGGCGTTCTTCTTCTTGAAATAAGCAATCGCCTTAGAATTTGCCCCATCTGCTGCATTGATGTCATCCATGGCGACCCCGTAGTCCCTCTGGTGTTCGCGCATATTCGCAAGGAACTTTCTAGGGCCGCCGGCACCGTCATCGTATTCCTTTTGTCGTTTGGCCCCGGCAATCCTAAGGTCCTCCCTCGCGTCGTCCAGCTCGTCCATGAAGGCTCTCACGCCGTTGGGGTCAGTTTTGCGTGAACGCCACTTCTCAACTCTTTTATCGTAGACATCAAATTCATTCAGCATATTGGGTGGGATGTTAGGGTTCTCCATTGTCCCCGTTGTCCTCACGGCATCCCGTTCAATGCTATGGCGTTGAACCTGGGAGAGTATTTCCCAGGTGGGGGATGTTAGCCCCTCGTCATCCATACGTCGTTCCTGGTCTGGCGTTAGGTTTGTTATATATGCGGCCAGCTCGTCCTTAATCTCACCAAAGCGTTCCGTGGGAAGGCTTGGGTATGTTCGCATTCCGACCGCCTCTGCTGGGAGGGCGGTCCAACCCGGTGTAGGGTCGTCATTGAGGTATGACTCCAGATAGAATGGCATGAATCGTGCTGCGATGCCCTCGCGCATAATCTCTGATGGGGAGCGCACCGGCTCCCCAATGAATGTCTCCCCACTAAGGATGTCCCACATGGCTGATGTGATTGGAGCAGATTGCCCTCTGAGGAACTGCTCCGCGTAAAACCCCTGGTTCTCGGGATCTGTTGCCATCTTCACTAAGTACCTGACCATGGAATACGGCTTGCCGCCGAGCCCAATGTGCTGCCCCCCAATATTGAAGGTCATAAACTCCCCACCGTCACCACCCTGGGACTTACTGCGAGGGTCTAATTTCACATCAACGTCATACCCCATCTGTTTCAGTCCCGTGGCGATGGCAACGTAGGCCATGACAGTACCGCCGAAGAACTGTGATATGGCACGACGAGCCTGTGTACCTTCCCATCCTCCTTGGAACCCGTCAGCAAACAAAGCAATCGTTGACCGAAACCATCGAGGGGCCAGGGTGAAGGCAGCAGCCTCCAGTTCTCTTTGGGTGGAGCTTACCCCAAGAGCCCGAGAGTCCAGGACGCCAGTCATTTTATTCAGGTGGCTTGCCACTTGGTCAGCCGTTACTCTCCCTGCTTTCACCGCTGGGAGAAACGCCTCGGCCATCTCTATACGAGCGACATCGAAGAACATCTCGAATGAGGTAGCGAATCTTTGAGCAGCCTTTGTGGGCATACGGCCACCCGGGATAACACCTAGCCACCGCGTTAATGCGCCCCCTGGTTGGAGGGCTTCGGTCATTTCTGTGCTACCGATGTGCAGGTTCTTAAAGGTCGCCAAAACATCTAGCTTCTTGACGATGTATTTGGAGCGCACCGTGGGGTCAACGAATGCATGGATACTCCGTCTGGTAGCGTTTATCCATGTTTTTGGACTCCTTGTTAATACCATGGCTCCCTGGAGGAGTCCTGCGCCAAAGTCGAATGTCAATGACGCTGTTCTGGATATACCCGATATGCTGGACATCAACCGCAGACCGGGTGCCAGGACCCCCAACGTGTCCTCCGTCGTGGACATGAACGGCATTATTTGCTTTACATCCTCGGGGTCGAACAGCCTCCCCCTAACATTCGGCACTACATTCTCCGGCATCGGCTGTAACGCCCAGGGTTTTTTTACCTGTTCGCGAATAGCCGCCAGTGACCTTTTGACATTTACCAGGTCAGATTCTGCCAGCTTGTGTGCGTCCCCGAATATTTGGCTTATTTTTTCAAATTCCCGTTGGCGCTGAGGGCCAGGAGGGAGCTTCAATGCGAGTTCCAATCTTTGGCTTACAAGATGCGGAGTTTGGTGAGCAGTCGCGGCAGCCCTTCTCAGCGTACGCACTTGCCCTGACGTAATTTCCGGGAACACCCCGCCTGGTAAGAGTTTGGTAGGCTGACCGACAACCGACAAATTTTCAACAATATCTCGCACATTCCCTTGGTGGGTCGACAGTTTTGTCAATTTATTTTTAAGTCCGAGCAAGCCTGCGCCGTCGGTAGCCCCCCTAATACGTTGATCCATCGTTTTGCCCATTTTTTTTACTTCATCGGTCAGGCGTTTGTTGGAGATCACCCTGCCAAGGGACTTCATATAGGTCATAATAATATCGGCGACGGCATCATCTGAGCGTGCTCCCATGTAGACGACACCGTTCCGTATAGCCTCCTGGACTTCCTCGTATATCCGCTTCTCCATCACTGTTGCGGCAGCACCCCCTGCTGCGCCCCCTGCCTTGGGCTTGGCCATGCCCCTGACCATCTCGACAAAGCGTGGGAAATAATGCTTCCCGTCCAGCCAGGTAAGCTCACTCAGAGGTATACCCTCCGCTATTGCCCGGGCCTTCCACGCGTCTATCATCCGCCGTGCAGTCTCGATGTACTCCTCTTGGTTCTTCGCTAATATGTATCTCTTAGGGTATTCAAATATTTCCGATAGCGGCACTTGACGGACCACGGCCTTCTTGTCACTCCTCCGAATAAGCCCTTTGAGATAGAGGTTCCCAGCATCCTCGTAGATGTCAAATACCTTCTGGGTTTTCCCATACTGTTTTAGGCTGTGGATATCCATCTCGGTAATGCCGTCAATGAGCTTTTGAGTGCGCTTATGGCGTACCCCAGCCTTCGCCCCTTTATCCAATCCTATCGCTTGTCGTATTAAGGCGGAAGGGTTTACAAGGTTGACTGCTTTATGGATAAACGGGATGCCCGACTTCCGCACCGTCCAACGGGTCAGCCTACCCAGGGCGTTATTGGGGAAATCGGATTGCGTGATTTCTTTTACTGATGGGACATCAGCAAAT